ATCCTCAGAAGCCGCCGAGGGCAGCGCGATGCGCAGCCATCAGATCCACGCCGTTGACGATCTCGGTCCCGCCCAGGATGTCGATCTCGATCTCCGTGCGACCGTTCCAGACTTCCTTGTAATAGGCGCAGGCGGTCTTGACCTTGAAGTCGCCGACCTCCCCGGACTGTTGCTCGCCGCGGTCGATTTCTTCGTGACGCCCGCGCGCCACGACTTCGACCGTAGTGATCTCGCCGGTGTCGTCATTCTCGTAGGAGCCGACCCAGCGGATCTGCACGCCGGTGAGCGAGGGCAGGCCGTATTGGCGCAGGATCTCGCGGATCGGGCCGCCATAGGTGTGCTCGATGTCGAGATCGTCGCCGCCGCCCATATCGAGCTTGGCTGGTCGGTTCATGCCGCCGCCGCGCCAGGCCTCGAACTTTCGATCGAGGTTTGGGAGCTTCATCGACTTGGTTTCGCCGGCATAGCCAATGCCGTCGATGATGGTGGTCATGATCTTCAGTTTGCGGGGCAGGCCCATGTCGGTTCTCCAGCGACGGGAAGGTTAAGCGGCGGCGGCGACCAGCTCGGCAAAGTCGGCGAGGTAATCCTCGGTGATTTCCTGGCGGAACAGGAGGTTCTCAAGCGGCGGGCACGGCGTGTATTTGTAGCGGATCAGCAGCTTGCCGGCCTTGAGGTTGCCGACCGGATTGAGATCGGCGTCGTACCAGGCCACTGCGCCGAGGATGAAGCCCGCGCGGGTGAGCTGACGGAAGGTCTCGTTGATGCGCTCGATGATGTCGCTGGCGAGGCCGGGGGTGAGCGGCTTGTCGATTGCCCAGATCAGGCCCTTGGCGACGGAGTCGGCGAGCACCTGTGCAGTGCGCGTGGCGCTTTCGAATACGAAGTCCTTGCCGATGTCAGTCACCGGATCCGCGCAGGTGCGGTTGCCCCAGAAGCGCAGCGCGCCGTTGATGCTCACGATCGTAGTGACGCCGGCTTCGTTGAGCTGGTTTGCCTCGGTATCGACCGACTGGAAATCGAACTCGATATCCTGCGTGGTGCCCAACACGCCCTCGACGGGCACGTTGGAAAGAGTCTTGTGCCAGCCCTGCTCTTCGTCGATTCGTGCGCGAAGGCCGAGCGCGTGCGCGACCGCCGGGCTCGACTTGCTGCCGCCAGCGCCATTAGAAACGAGGAAGTCGGGGGCGATCAACATCAGCTCGCGCTGGTCGAACTGCTCACGATACTCGATCAGATCTTCGATCGTATCGCCCTGGGCGCGGGCATAAGCGAAGGCGCGCAGCTTCCTGGCAGTTGCTGCCAGTTCCTCGGCCACGGCCTCGGTGTCGAGCCCTGGAGCGCCGAGGATACGGGGCTTGATGCCGAGTTGGGTCTCGGCGCCGAGCAGGAGGCGGATGCCCGCAATGACGTTGGCTTCGGTAGCTTCTTCCTCGGAGACTTCGCCAGCGGCGACTCCCGGCGCGACGCGCACGAGAACGATCGGCGTGCGGACCTGGCCGGCGATGGCTTCGAGCGCGCTCTTGATCGTGCCGGTGGCTCCGGCCTTTTCGATTGCCCCGAGGATCGCGGAGGGCGCGATTCTGACGCGGGTGTTAAGCGGGAAGGCAGCACCATCCGCAGCGGGGCCGGTGACCACCAGGCCGATGGTGGCCGTGGCGACGATCGCGAGCGTCCGCGCGGTGCTGGCGACCTCGGTAACGCTGATTCCGTGCTGAAACGACATGGGTTTCCTCTCAGGTAAAAAGGGCGCTCTGCGCGCGGACGGGAAGTGAGAAGCTGACGGGCGTGCGGCGACCCGTGGCGTCGCGGGCGACGCCGTCGATCGCCAGCTCGTAGGCGCCGGGCACGGCTGCGCCGCCCAGCGTGACTCGAGTAAGGCGCAGGCGCGGCTCCTGGCGTGTGAGCGCCAGCGCAGTCGCGGCATAAAGCTGCAGGCGCGTGAGGGCGTTCATCGGCTGATCGAGCAGCTCAGGCAGCAGCGAACCATAGTCGCGGCGGCAACAGCGCGTACCGATTGGCGTACCGAGGATGTCGCCAACGGACTGACGCAGATGCTCCATCCCTGCCAGGGGCCTGCCAGTCAGGCGGTCCATGCCGTTCACTGCGGCGTCCCCGAGATGCCGCCGCCGGGCTGCACCTGAGTGTGCTTGTGTTGCTTTAGGCTGACGCTTCCCGCTTTGACGTCGTCGTCGCTCGCGATCTCGCCATCCGCGTGGAGCTTGGCGTCGAATTGCGCGTCGCCGGTAACGGTGAGCTTGCCATCGATCTCGACGTCGCAGACCAGCCTGGCAGTTCCCCCGTCGGGCAGCACCACGTCAAGCTTATGCGCCTCGGGATCGTAGGAAAGCTTGGCGCCATCGGCGAAGGTGAGGACGACAGTGCGGGTGTTGCCGGGTGCCGGGTTGGCGTCGCTGGGCAGGCCGCGCAGCACCATGCCGCCTAGAGTGTCGCCTTCGGGAGCAAGGAGAAGCACCTGCTCTCCGATGCTGGGCGGCGCCCAGATATGCGTGTCGCCGGCGGCGCCGGTGAGCCAGGGAACGTCGGGGGATTCGAGGTCACCGATGGCGACTCGGCACGTGCCTTCCTCGAGATCGACCGAGACGATCGTGCCAAGGCGCAGCATGTCGCCCAAAAGGCGCTGAAGATCGGCAGGGTCGCTCACGGGGCCGTTATGGCGGTGGCCAGCGAAAGGTGCCTCGACCCCTCCTTGTAGAAAGGCTTTCTACAAACGGATCAGTAGTGACCGCCTGGCAATGTCGCTCGCGGATGGGGCCGTAAGGCTGGGTTCAAGCGACCAGCGCGCGCAGCTGATCGAGGCGGGCGGCGATAGTCGCGAGATTGGCCTGGAGAGCCGCGCGGAATTCTTCGTTGGCGGCGGGGTCGTAGATCGCCGAGCGACGATGCGCGGTGCCGCCGACATCGAGCACCGGGGTGGCGTAGATCCACTCGGGCGCAAATGCAGGGACCGTGATCGTGGTGAGAATGCCGCTCCGGACATTGAGAACGGGCTTGGGGGTGAAGTCGCCCGCGCCCTGGACGTCGATCTGGAAGGCGGCATCGCCGAGCCAGGGCGCCAGCGCATCGGCGTAAAGGGCAGCTTCGCCTTCCATTCGGGCGACCTGGAGGCTGAGGATCTGAACGTCGTTCATTGCATTTTCCTAGGCCCAAGCGATTTGCAGCCAGTCGGCGGCGGAAGAAGTGCCGATCGCCTTATAGATCTTGCCGCCCGTGGTATCGAAAAGCTCTGCGCCGACGCGCGACGGCGCGAAGCCAGGGGCCGCTCCACCCAGCTCCAGCTCGATCTGTCCGCCCTTGATCGCCGCTGCGTTAGCGACAGGCTTCACAATCGCGCTTCCGCGCACATTGCGGATGTCGGCGAAGGCAACGGAGCTCGCGACCGAGACGATATGATAATTTGCGCCCTCGTCACCCTCGAAGCCAATATCGCGCACGATTGCCTGCTCCGCGTCCTGGATGATGATCGCAATGTCGGGAGCACCCGGATCGCCATTGCCGTCGGCATCGATACCGAGCGCCCGCACGGATGCGACATGTTCAGAGATGAGGAGGTTCTTCGGGTTATCTTCAAACGCGCATTTGATCCTCGCGACCCCGCCGCCCTGATTGTATTGGGCGCCGCCGCTATTATCGAGCTCAACGGCAAAGTTGCCGCTGGCCTGGTTGGATCTGCGGACAGTGAGGCCGCTGCGCAGATCGAGCTTGGCGAGGCCGCGGGCTCTTACCGCAGCCTGGCCGCAATTGGTGACGAGCCCGGTAGCATCCAGCGAAGGTTTTCCCTCGGCCGTCGAGAGCAGGAAATAACCCGCTCGGGCCGGGGCGTCGATGCGAAGATCGCGCGCCAGCAAGCTGCCTGCACCGGTGATTCGCACCGAATTGCCTTCGAGCTGGTTGGGATCGCTGTATTCGGTGGGGTTCCGCGTGCGGGACAGCCGCCCGCCAATGACCTGCGCGCCGGGGGTGGAGATGAACAAGTCCGAACCCCAATTGCTGTCGAAGCGGGGGTTGATGACCGTGCAGCGGGCGTCGAGCTGACGGCCGGCCAGGCTCGGGGCGAACGGATCGCATTCGATCGACATGCCGCCACAGGCGCCGGCGGGGTGGTCGCCGTCATTGTTGCCGTTGTTCCACGACTGAAAGTTATCCCAGACGTTGCCCGTGGAATTGTAATTACCGCCGCCGAACCCCCGATTGCCGCTCGCTTCGCAATGCCGCACCATGATGCGCGATTGCCTAGTCAGATTGTCCTCATCCGTTGGATTATCCGAGTGCATCGCCACCCAAGGGAAATCGAGCGTGATGCCGTTGTCGAACTCGGAATTGTGACCGGCCGAAAAAGTGATCAGGCCGCGACGCCCCTGCTGAACCTTGATGCCGTTGACTACGCCGTCGGTAGCGATGACGCGATCGATCTCGAAATTGTCTGGCCACATGAACAGGACAGGGGTGGGCGTGTAGAGAGCGAACTCATATTCGTAGCCCGTAACATTCTGCTTGTTGCCGTGGATCTCGCAGAAATTTGGCGAGGAAAGACGAACGTTCCGGATCGGCTCGAAATCCGTGTCGTTCTTGAAGACGATAGCTGGGGCGGCGATAATGTCGCCGTTCTCGTTGCGCTTTTGGATCTTGAGCTTGTGCCTATACTCAAATTCGATGTCGTCAAAGTTGATCAACACACTGTCCGAAAGCTTCA